GTGAGAGACAGTCTCTCACCCAGCACTGATTGGAGGTCATGATGCCGCTTGGCTATCAGCAACGATTCAGGTATGGCAAGGTCATGCGTTCCTCTGGAATGCATGCCACTGCCGGACCCTGGCTAGTTACTGGTCGCCCTCTTATCGAGTACGATGCGTTGTTTACGTATCGTAGCGGCTCTCGTGCCAAGCAACTCTCGCAATCCGGGAATGTATACAAGTCTCTTGTTCGAACTGGTTCGCTTGCGGACCAGCTCAGACGGAGAAATGAGTACTTGCAGATGCAAATACGTGATGAACTGACGCCCACTACGGGCACCTCCGGCGCATTCTCATGCACTGGTGATACAGGTCATCCGTTTGCTACCTACAAGTTGTCTGCCACTAATCCTTACGCGACTTACACCTATAACGGTGCGTCGTCAAAGATTACGACAGGCTTCAACTTTGTTCCTCGACTCCCCTTCCCGAATTTCGCAGACCCTTTTGGGAATGCAATTACGGATAAGGACGTCAAGACAAGGTTGACTTACTTTCCCTGGCCCAGTACCGGCGGCTTTATAGTGCCGGCTGTGCCTGCGGTTGCCAACCAGGTGGTAAGCAACGCTATCAAAAATAACGTTGCTTCTGGATTAATTTCCAGTGCGAATCCTTGGAAACCGAAGGCGTCACTCATGCAGACAGTTCTTGAACTGCTGTCTGGTGACATACCTTCGATTACCAAAAATCTTCGCAAACACCTCTACCATTTGCAGGACTTGAAAAAGACTGCAGGTAGTGACTGGCTCAATGTCCAGTTTGGTTGGGTTCCTCTGATAAATGACATCCGCGCAACAGTAGAGGTGCTTCTAAAGCTCCATATGCTATTGCTCGGCTCTGACAATTATCGGAGAGCGAGAGGCGGCGATCTCGGGACCTGGTCCCGAATGACTGATACCACTAGTGATAGTGGTATGTCATTCGGTTCACCATTGGCCGGTGGTATCTATACGTCCCCCTATTGGAAGGACTATCAGAATACCGGCGTTCCGTTCCTGGCACCGGGGAATATCCCCGCTGGTGTCGGAACGTGGTCTCGTTCCACAATGATCGAAGCTGATTACCGTTTCACTGCAAAGTATCACAAAGGAGCGCGTGCAAACGCGATCGAGAGTAGATACATTGCTCGTGCAACGGAGCTTCTCGGCTTGGAGTTAACTCCAGCCGTCTTGTGGGAGCTCGCCCCTTGGACTTGGCTTCTCGACTGGGTCTCAAATCTGGGATCCCTAGCATCGAATATCTCGTTGCTAGATTGGTCGAACGTCCTGTTGGATTACGCGTATCTGACTTTTGTCGTCAAAACGACAAGTCAAATCACCTGGAAAGGTCCGACTCAGTGGTCATCCTTGGCATCTGTTAGCCATGGATACATCTCTCAGTCGTACACCTCCGAGGAGAAAATACGCGAACAGGCGTCACCCTACGGGTTCAGTGTTAGTTGGGATGGACTCAGTCCATTTCAGCTTTCCATTCTTGCGGCCCTCGGCATGAGCCGGGGTAGATAGGGATTCACCCCGTCCGCAAGGATCCATCATGGGATGGCAGCTTAACTCACTGCGCGCCCCTCTGATAAATCCAATTGAAAACGGGAGGACGGTAGACGGAAGTCTAATCCGGCCCCCCTCAACTGAAAAGGAGAGATTGTGGCATTTTCTGATCCGCAGTCCGTTACCATCGGAACTGTTCCTGGAGCTGTCTCGCTTCCCCGTACGAATACGGGGTCAAATGTTGGTACCTTTACCAACTATGATGCGAAGACTGTGCTCAAGATTCAGACGAACTACGGGAAGCGTACTCGCCGCGAGGCGCGTATTGACTTCTCGAAGATCGTGACCGACCCGCTCGTCTCTTCGACGAACGTGCTGGTCTCTGGAAGCGTTCGAATTAACATCGACGTTCCACCGACGGGGTTCTCTGCCGCCGAACAGAAAGACCTTGCGGTCGCTCTGCTCACCTGGCTTACAGCCAGTACTAACGCTAACCTTATCAAGGTTATCGCAGGCGAGAACTGATCGTATGGGAGACATCCTTCAGGTTGCCTTCCTATCCATTGTCTGCCTGCTTGCAGGCGGACTAGGAACGATCGCTATTGTGGGGGTGTCGATTTTTGCAAGTCGACGCCCCACACAGTAGGGACAGAACAGAAAAAGATCACAACTGGAACACCGAGATCCTTAGAAAGGGACCCCATGTTGAAAAGCCAGTTTGATCTCCACTGCGAGCTGATTAAAGATCAGCTTTCGCAGCAGGGAATCAGTGCCCATCGGGACTTGGCGACAGTCAAGTCCAGGTACGAAGAAAGAGGAATGGAGTTCTTAACCATTCTTCTCCCCAGATTCGGAAAGGACCTAGAAAAGTCCTTGGAATCTGGTTCGATCGCGTCCGATTCATTCTCCGGGTTTTCTCGGAGGGGGGGTCGTGACAAGGATAGGAGGCCTGCTTTCTTGGGCCAACTATTCGATCGGATCTTCAGTACCGATGGCACTCTTCTCGAGCAGCCTGATTGGAAGGCGATTAGAGCTATCCGTCAGATTTCCGGATTTCACGGAAAACTGAAGGAACTTTGTAGTGATACAAAGATCCAGGATGCCTATCGCCAATACATTCAGACTGATAATCAAATCGCATCGGCTCCTGCCACGTTACGGGACTTTGACCAGTTCCGTGATGTGAGCCATGTGATTTGGGGCCGTGTTATCGGACGTATCTCTGCAGAAGTTATGCGAGATATAGTTCCGAAGCACGGACCTGGAGCGGTCGCTGACAAGCTTACCAGCAATGGTAAGTACAGCGATCTCAGCTGGACTGAACGACTTGATCGTTACTTTCCAGTAGAGGATTATGTCATCCCTGGATTCTCGTTTTTCGAGCTCCTGAATGACTATCCGCTCTACTCCCCGGCGCAGGAGATACCCTCTCGGGTAATTCCTGTACCTAAAACGATGGAAAAACCTCGTCTGATTGCAGCTGAACCTTCGTACCTTCAAAAGGTACAACAGGGGATTCTGACTATCATGACGGAGCATCTGGGAAAGCATCCTAATATCGGATGGCTTGACCAGACTCGGAATCGAAAGTTGGCACTACGAGCCTCTAAGGATCGTAGTCTTTCGACACTTGACCTTTCTGAGGCTAGTGACCGAGTTTCCTTGCGTCTTGTGAAGGACCTCTTGAGGTTCAACGAGTATTTTCTAGGGGTAACCCTAGCTGCTCGTTCACAAAGCGCCGAGCTTCCTACGGGAGAACGAATTCTCCTTAAGAAGTTCGCGTCGATGGGGAGCGCGATGACCTTTCCCATAGAGTCGATGGTCTTTTGGACCATCGTCGTTATGGCGGTCTGTCGCTCTCGAGGAGAGTATCTTCCAACTAAACAGGTCCTTGAAGACCTGATGGAAGATGCCAGTGTCTACGGAGACGACATCATTGTCCCCGTAAGATACACCCAATCTGTTGTAGAACTCCTTGAGCTTTTTGGGCTCAAGGTTAACCTCTCGAAGTCTTTCACGAATAGTAATTTTCGTGAGAGCTGCGGTGGGGAGTTCTTCGATGGCCACGATGTGACCATCGTCAGGGCCCGAAAGGGTATTCCTGACAACAGACAGCACGTTGAAGAGCTCACTTCTCTTGTTGCCATGAGGAACCTCTACGCTGATGCGTATGGACCAACTGGCTTCGTGAGAGTGCTGGATGACCACATCGAAGGTATCATACCCTTCCCTGTGGGCACTCCAGAAACTCCAGCTCTCGTCAGATGCTCGATTTATGACGACATGTACGACGACGAATGGCTCGATAACTTCACCCCTGGTTGGGATGAGGATCACGATCCAAAAGACGCGTACAAGTGGGATAAATCGAAGCAACGGCTCCTTGTAAGGGCTGTTGCTCCCGTCTATCGAAAGAAAGACGATGCACTTGACGGATATGGTGCTCTTCTGAAGGCCCTTACTACTCCCTTCCAGGAGGACAAGGACCATCTGAAACGCGCTGGGCGTCCCGTGTCTGCCACATTAAAACACGGCTGGTACCCTATGAATGGCTAAGAACTCAGTTTACTGAGTTCAAGCCGGACGTAGGTATGCCAGGGCCTCCTAGATTGGAGGAGTCAACTTCACAGTTGACTGGTAGAGGGC